TGGCAAGACGCGCTCGGTATCCACGATCCGGCGCCGACCGAGGCCCAGGTCAACGAGGCGTTTCGCAAGCTGGCGGCGCTCTATCATCCCGACAAGGGCGGCGACATCGAAATGTTCCGATCAGTGACGCGGCACCGTGACAACGCGCTTCGCTGGATCAACCGGAAGACCGACGCGCGGTTCGACTACGTCATCGCGTGCGACCAATTCAAAGAGGTCCGGCTCAATATGGCGGCGATCGTGTTGACGATCAAAGCCATCCGGCAGATCGAACGCTGCGGCACGTCGAGCCTGCTCGAGCGGGCGTTCAAGGGATTCAGCGCGATCGCCGAACAGGCCGGGCCGAGCGGCGGAGGGCAACCATGACCCGCACCTATACGTATTCGGTCCTCGAGGTTCCGCCGGTTGTTTACGCCGCGGTGAAGGCGCTCCTCACGCGGGCCGGCTATGCCGACGTGATCCATTCACCGCACGGGCCCGGCGAGCGGGAAGTGATCGACATGCACGGCATCGCCCTGGCGACCGCGGCCGGCAAGGATAACAACGGCGTGATCGAGATGGGCACGATCATCAGCGCGACGACGGGCCGGGCTCGCATTGAGTTCCAGGTCGGCGGTGAACTAGTGCAGCTCGACGTCGATAAGGCCCGCGAGATCGCGCACGGGTTCACCGAAGCGATCGAGGCGGCCATCTCGGACGAGCTGATTCATAAGTTTCTAGTCGAAAAGGTCAAGCTGTCGCCGGAGAAGGCCGCAATGCTCCTGGTTGACTTCCGCGAGCTCCGGCAAGGCTCGAAGAAAGCGGTCAATCCGTCGTGAGGAAAGCACTCGGCGACGGCACGGTGATCGACGCAACGCTCCTCGAGGACGATCCGAACGTCGTGCGGATCAAGGAGCTCGAGGCCGACCTCCGCACGCGCACGCGCGAACGTGATGACGCGGCGCTCGAGGCTCGCCGCGCTCGCGAGGATGCGAACCGGGCGCTGTCGATGCTCCGCCATCAGCTCACTCCCCTCTATCGCGCCTTACAAGGCGTGTTCGGCGAGCTCGACGCGGCCGGCGTGACAGAGAACCATCACCCGGAACCAGGGACGGCGACGACGGCCGCGGCGCCGAAGAACGTCGCCGTGTGGCAGGCCTGGAAAGAGAAGTTCCCGCCGGCGGTCGGCAAGGTGATCGACGCGCTCCTTCTCCACGGCGAGATGAATCACTCGCAGATCAAGATCGCGGCGCGACTCGGCTCGAGCACCGTGACGGATTGCGTCTACAAGCTGAATAAGGCCGGCCTGATCAACAAAAACGGCGGCAAGGTATCCCTGAAGCAGCTATGAGGAAGTCGAAGGCCTGGATCGTCTGGGGCGTGGTCGCCGACGAGAACGCGGACGTCGCGCCGGTCGACCATTGTCACAGCTTGACCGAGGCGATGCACTCGCCCCTACCAGGCATCATTCACGAATACGACTTCGTCGCCGGCGATGATGAGCATTGCGGGACGTTCCTGAACGACACGGTCATCGGCGTCAACGCCGCGCTGCGGGCGCGGTTGCACTGAAAGGGTGAATCCATGAAACACTTACACGAAATTTACGAGCTCGACGATGTCCCGCTATTCAAGCGGCCAATCTCTCCCCCTTCGTTCTGGCAGTCGGTAACTCGGATTAGAAAGAGGGTAGCAAAGTGGCTTGGAACATTTTTCGCGGGATCATGGTGATCATCATCGGCGGGCTGATGTATTTCGCGGACACCGGCGAGGAATTGCCGTCATACATGCTCTCGGGCGGCGAGTGCGAAGCGCCCTAGATGCCGGCAACCTGGCGGCTGGGGCTCTCGAGGCCCTGGCCGCCTATTCACTTATTCATTTAGGGAGGCGTGACGTGAAGCTCGAGGTTCGCTGTTGCTGTGACCCGAACAAGCTGCTCGGATATATCGATCATCCGAAGCTGCAAAGACTCGGGGATAAGTGGAACTTCGCGGTTGCCGACCGGCGCGAGGGCGATGACAGTTTCCTCGCGCGGATGAGTTACACCCAAATCACGCTATCGGTTGACCGCGTCGGGTTCCCGAACGGGCGCATCGTCGAGGCCGTCAAGAATAACGACTATCCGCTCGCGGTGCTCCGTCTAGTGCCTGGGTTCGAGGAGCTCGAGCCGCTCGAGTTCAAACCGCTCGAGATCACGCCGGTCGAACAGCGGTTCATCGACGCGCGTCGGGCGATGATGGAAGAGATATGCCGGCCAAAACACTAGACCTCCGCGCTCAGCGATTCGTCGATGCCTACCTGGGGAGCGCCGCCGGCAACGGGACGGCCGCGGCCAAGGCAGCGGGCTACAAAGGTAACGCGGCGACCCTGGCCGTCCAGTCGACCCGGATGCTAAAGAATGCTAAGGTCCGCAAGGCCATCGACGATCGGCAGGAACGGCGCACCGGCAAGGCCATCCTCACGGCCGACGAGCGCGACATCATGCTCAGCGACATCGCAAAACTCACCTGGGGCTCGAGCGACAAGGCGGTCGCGATTCGGGCCATCGCCGAGCTCAATAAATGCACCGGGCGACACAGCATCAAGCATGTGCTCGACGGCAAGCTGACGCTCGAACAGGCGCTCACCGCCTCGAGGAAGTAATGGCCCGCAAACCAAAGCGCGAGATCGCGCGGTGCTTCAACTGCCGCAAGGTCGTCGGCGAAGACGATTACTGTCACGGGTGTAACGTCTACGTGTGCGACCAGTGCGACGCCCGCGGCGCCAACGGAGCGGCCGGGCCGCATCTCCCGGAGCAACATCTATCGGCAAGCTGAAAAGGGGTGGTTATGACCGAGAAGTCAACGCGCGGGTTCGCGTCGATGTCGAAGGAACGGCATCACGAACTATCTGTCAAGGGCGGGAAAGCGGTTCACGCGCAAGGCAAGGGGCATCAGTGGACGGAACGCACCGGCACCCTGGCCGCGCTGAAGGCCATCGCGAATCGCCGCGCGAAGCGAGGGCAGTAATGGATTTCGTGATCGTCGCGTTCATTATGACGGCCGGCATGGGTTACATCGAGCCGCTGAACGTCTATCCGGCCGAGATGCAGTGCGGGCAAGCCGGCGCCGTGGTCGGCGTGCAAGTCGATCGCCTGGTCAACCCGACCGCGGTGCTCTGGCCCGACCCGAAGATCTCCGGCCAACACTGTCGCGTCAGTATCGAGGCCAAGGTCGCCGGGCTCATTCAGGGCGAATACCATATCGCCACGACGATCGTGACGACTGGGTGCTGCGGCCTAGTGACGGTCGAGCCGTTCATCGGTCACGATCCTCATACCTCGCCGGAATGGATGCGCGACACGGTCGTCACGACGCCGCCGGCGCTCGCGCCCGTGAATCTTCAGTTACGGCCGATGCAATGAAGGATCGCGCGATCGAGCAATGTCAGCATCCTTTACCTGGCCGCCGGTATTGTCGGCTCGAGCTCGGGCACGTCGGCAATCACGCGCCGGCACCGGCGTATACGGGACGCTCAGCGGAACAAGATCGCTCGAGCCGGTCCCGCGGCGGTGCGGCGAACAGGGCGAACAGCCAAGCGATCGCGAAGATGAAGAAACTACCGTTTCTGTGAAAGAATCCCGACCATGAAAATCATCGTGCTCGCGATCGCGCTCCTGCTCCTGTCGACCTCGGCCGCCGCCCAGGCGCTCGACGGCTATCGCCTCAACATCTATCCGACCGGCACGCCGGCGACCGCGACGCCGACGACGTTCTTCGACTTCCTCAATTCCGCGGTGACGTGCAACCTCGCACCGCCGACGCCGATCGTTGGGGTGCCGGTGAATCCAACCCGCGCGATCTGGGAAGACCCGGCGAACACTGGCCGCGTCTGTCAATGGACCGACCCCGGCACGGGCCCGCTGTTCGCGATTCCAGTCGGCGCCGCCTACGAGGCCACGCTGCAATTCTTCAACGCCGCCGGGCGAGGTCCGGAAAGTAATAGAACCCCTTTTTCGCGGCTCGCCTCACCGACGATTGCGCCAGTGGGATTGCGACTGATACGACCCGGATCGTAGGCACGTTAGGCACGCTCGGCGCGATCGATCTCACGCTTACGCGGTGCAAGGGGGAGTGATGGCGAAGGCGAAACTGAAAGACAGCGACACCATTCGGCAAATGCAGGTCGACAAGCTCGGGACGGTCTACACCTGGACGCTGAAGCACAAGACCGTCAAGAATCTGAGCGAGAAGGATGCGGCCGACTTCGAGGCCGGGTTCGCGGAACGAGCTCGAGACTTCAATCAGGGTAAGAGCGGAGGCGAGCGCGAAGTGCCGGCGTTCAGTCAAGCCTGGTGGAACGGTTATCAATTCGCGCTCGAGCAAGAGCCATGATCGGGACCGCCCGCTTTCAGGCCGGCGACGTCAGCCTATCGACGCTCAACATCTATTCGGCGATCGTGCGCGGCGACGGCCTCGAGGTAGTCGTCTTCGCTGAGTCACAAGAGAAGGCCGATCGACAGGCCGCGGCGCTCGCGCGGTTACTCAACAGCCAAATGCTACCGGACGGCCTCGACGGGTGAGTCTCGAGGACGTCGGCCGCATCATCAAAAACTATCGCGAGGAGCGCGGCATCCTCCGGTTTGTCGACGAGCAATTTAAGGCGAAGCTCGACACCTGGCAAGAGGAGGCGTTCCTTGCGTTCGCCTCGCCGCGGCCGGAGCACCGGCGCATCAGCCTGCAAGCCTGCGCCGGTCCCGGCAAGACGTTCGTCGAGGCCGGGTGCGGCCTTTGGTTCCTCGGCACCCAGGGCGAAGAAGGCAACCATCCGAAGGGCGCCGCCGTCTCGATCTCGCGCGAGAACTTGAAGGACAACCTATGGGCGGAGTTCGCGAAGTGGATGGGGATCTCGCCCTATATGTCGAGCGCGTTCACCTGGACGAACAGCCGGATCTTCGCGAACGATCATCCTGAGACGTGGTTCATCTCGGCCCGCGCCTGGCCGAAGAGTGCCAACGCCGACGAGCAGGGGAAGACCCTGAGCGGCCTACACTCAAAATATGTCGTCATCCTGGTCGACGAGTCCGGCGCCATTCCGACGACGGTCCTTCGCGCCGGCGAACAGGCGCTCTCGACGTGCGTCTTCGGGAAGATCCTTCAAGGCGGCAACCCGATCAGCCTCGAGGGCATGCTGCACGCCGCGGCGAACGAGCTTCGGCATCAGTGGTTCATTATCCGCATCACCGGCGACCCCGACGATCCGAAGGCCTGGGTGCATTCCCCGCGCGTCGGCTCGCAACCGCTCGAGTGGGCCAAGGAGCAGATCGCGACGTATGGCCGAGAGAACCCCTGGGTCAAGAGCTACATCCTGGGACAATTCCCGCCGCAATCAATCAATTCGCTCCTGGGCCTCGAGGATGTTGAGGCCGCGATGGCGCGTCATCTCCGCGGGCCCGCCTACGAATGGGCTCAGAAGCGCCTCGGCGTCGATGTCGCGCGGTATGGCGACGACCGGACGGTTATCTTCCCGCGGCAAGGCCTGGTAAGTTTCCTGCCCGTGGTGATGCGGCACGCGCGAGACTCCGCGGTCAGCACTGACATCGCGGCCCGCGTGATGATGGCGAAAAACCAATGGGGCAGCGAGCTCGAGTTCTTCGACGCGACCGGCGGCTGGGCGGCCGGCGCGGTCGACGTGATGCGGTCGAACGGCGTCAATCCGATCAACGTGCAATTTCACGCCGACGCACTCGACCCGCGTTACTACAACCGTCGCGCCGAGATCTGGTTCCAGATGGCCGAATGGATCAAGGGCTCTGGCGTGCTGCCGAAGATGCCGGCAATGGTCGCTGAGCTCACGTCGCCGACCTACACGTTCAAAGACGGCACGTTCCTGCTCGAGCCGAAGGAGCTGGTGAAGAAACGCCTCGGGCGATCGCCGGACATCGCCGACGCGCTCGCGCTGACGTTCGGCCTGCCCGATATGCCCAGGGCGATGATCGCGAAGCTCCGTAAACAAGCGCACGCGACGAACATGGATGATGTTGCCGCCGGCAAAGCGGATAACGATTTCGACCCTTACGCATAGGAGGCCTTAGATGCAGGTATCACTGTTCTCGCGCGTCGGCGAGCGCGACTGGGAGCTCGTCGAGGAGCTCGAGATCCCCGAGCTGTCGCCGACGCCGAGTGTGCTCCTCTGGGGCTCGCGCGTGTTTATGGTGATTCCGCCGGCGTTTGCGCCGGGCGATGGATTGACGCCGGAGTATGGTGAGGTCTTCGCCTACGCGGTGCCGGAGGCGCCTCGCGCATGATCCGCGAAGCGACGGCCGCGGACACGCCGCGCCTGGTCGCGATGGCCGAGCGGTTCCTTGCCTCGAGTGAATACGGCGTCTGGATGCCGTCAACGGCCGAACAGATCGCCGCGGTCGTCGCGACGGTAATGCAAGTCGGCGTGTTCTATGTTGCCGAGGTTGACAGCGGTGCGCGGGTGCCGGGTATCTGCATCAGTATCGACGGCGAGGCGTGGCACGCCCCTGGTGGGTGCGACGTCTGCCGGCCGGTGATCGTCGGCATGCTGGCGCTCATCGAAGCCGAGCACCCGATGAGCGAAGAGACATATTGCGAGGAGATCGCCTGGTGGGTCGAGCCCGAGCACCGGAGCGGCACGGCCGGCCCGCGCTTGCACGCCGCCGGCGAGGCCTGGGCTCGAGCTCGAGGCATCCGAATCATGCGAATGCTGAGCCCGGCCGGCTCAGATTTGGGCGTATACTATCGCCGTCTCGGATACGTCGAGGTTGAAACAGCCTGGCTGAAGAGACTCTAAGCACAACCCTATGGGCCTAATGACCGGCTTAATGATCGGAAGCATGGTTTACGGAGCTGTGCAACAGCACCGGCAGAACAATGCCGTCAAAAAGGCCGCGGAACAGCAAGCGACGATCGCGTCGCTCGCGCCTGGGCCCGCGTCGCCGGCCGCGCTCACCGCCCCGACGCCGCCGGTGATGGACCCCGGCGCGAAGCAGGCGCTCGCGAACGGCGCCGCGCTCAAGCAACGGAAGAAGGCCGCCGGCGGTTCACTCCTCACCAGGCCGACCGCCCCGAAGTCGAACGCGATGCCGGTGCCGGCTCGCACCATGCCGCGGTCGCTGGTCGGCGGTTACTAGATGCCGAGCTACACCGGATCCGATCAATCGAAGCGCGACCGCCTCGCGGCCCTGGCGAATACGCTCTGGACCGAACGCAAGAGCGGATTCGATCCCCATTGGAGCGAGCTCGATCAATACCTCCTCCCGCGGCGCACGCGCTTTTGGACCGGCGACAAGAATCGCGGCGACAAGCGCAACGAGAAGATCATCGACTCGACCGGCCGCTATGCCGCCCGCACGCTCGCCAGTGGCTTACACGCCGGACTGACCTCGCCGGCGCGGCCCTGGATGAAGCTCTCGACGCCGAACCCATCGCTCGCGAAGATCCCCGCCGTGAAGGCCTGGCTGCACGAAGTCACTCAGCGGATGCTGACGATCTTCGCGCAAACGAATCTCTACAATATTTTTCCAATCGTCTACGGCGATATGGGCGTGTTCGGGACCGCGGCCGTCGCGGTGCTCGAGGACAGCAAGGATCTCTTTCGCTGCTACCCTTACGCGCTCGGGAGCTACGCGATCGGCGTCGACCGTCGCGGGCTCGCCTGCACCCTGGTCCGGATGTTTCAGCTCACGGTGCGGCAGGTGGTCGAAGAGTTCGGCGTCAAAGACGACGGCAAGACGATCGACTGGACCGGGATCTCGAGTGTCGTGAAAAACGCCTGGGGCAAAGGCGACTATCAGACGCCGGTGCAAGTCACCTGGATCGTCACGCCGAATGACGACTACGATCCCGAGGCCTTCGGCAGTAAATATCTCAAGTTCACAAGCTGCCACTACGAAGAGGGCTCGACCGAGAAGAAGTTTCTCCGCGAGTCGGGATTCCGATCGTTCCCGGTGATGGTGCCGCGGTGGGACATCACCGAAGGCGACAGCTACGGCACCGACTCGCCTGGCATGACGGCGCTCGGCGACGTGAAGCAGCTTCAGATCATGCAAAAGAAACTCGGGCAGGCCATTGCGAAGATGGTCGATCCGCCGCTCGCCGGCCCGACGTCGCTCATCACCCAGAAGGTCAGCCTCCTCCCGAGTGACATCACCTATGTCGATCATCGCGAGGGCATGGGCGGCCTCCGCGCGATCCATGAGGTCAACCTCCGGATCGACCATCTCACGAACGACATCGCCAACGTGCAATTTCGGATTCAACGCGCGTTCTATGAGGATCTATTCCTCATGCTCGCCCGCTCCGATCAACAGCGCGGCTCGACGCCGGTCACAGCTCGAGAGGTCGAGGAGCGCCACGAAGAGAAGCTCATCGCGCTCGGCCCGGTGCTCGAGCGCACGAACGACGAGCTCCTCGACCCGATCATTGATCGCGTGTTCGAGATGATGGACGGGGCCGGCCTGATTCCGCCGGCGCCGGAGCAGCTCCAAGGCGTCAACGTCAAGCCGGAATACATTTCGATTCTCGCCCAGGCCCAGAAACTCGTCGGCGTGGTCGGCCTCGATCGGTTCACGCAGAACACCCTAGCGATCGCGCCCGTCGTGCCGAGTGTGCTGAATAAGGTCGACTTCAACCGCGTGATCGATAACTACGGCGATATGCTCGGCATCGACCCGAACATCCTCCGATCGGATGAGGAAGCGGACGCGATGACGGCGGATCAGAATCAGCAACAGGCCGCGGCCCAGGAAGCGGAAACGGCCGCGAAGATGGGCGCCGCGATGAAGTCGGCGGCCGAAACCCCAATGGAAGGCGACACCGCGCTCTCGAGGCTCGCGAGCGCCGCGGCGGCCGGCGCATAGGAGAACAGGTTATGAAGCGAATGGATCCTTCAGTGGTGCTGGGTTACGGCGTGACGGCCCTGGCGATCGTCGCGGTCCTCCTGGCGATCGTGGCGCCGCTCTCGGCCGCGTTCGAGGCCGGCCGCGTGACGGTCACGACGACCGAGACGGCCATCTGGACGACGCCGGCGCGAAGCGCGACGAAGCCGATGATCCGCATCTGCAACCGGCATACGACGCCGATCTTCGTGGGCCCGACCGGCGTGACGACGGCCAACGGGTTCGAGATCATCAACGCAACGTGTGAGGAGTTTCGACCGAACAAGGGCGACACGATCTTCGGGATCGTCGCCGCGGCCACGGCGCGAGTCGACTGGGCCGTCAAAGAGCGATAGATGGCCGAGGAGCGCCCGCTAGTCAAGAGCACGACGAGTAAGCGACAGATTCGGTTTGCCGAGCGCAAGGCGAAGGAGGCCGCCCGACAGGAGCTCGAGGATCTCCGCGCGGTGCTCGGTAGCGAAGTCGGCCGGCGCGTGATTTATCGGTTCTTGCAGTCGACCCTAGTCTTCAAGAGTATCGCCCTGCCGCTCGAGCTCATCGCTTACAATGCTGGGCGGCAAGACGTAGGCCATTACCTAATGACCTTAATCGAGCAGGCCGACGACACCGCAATCTTCACGATGATGCAGGAAGCGACCGTCGCCAAACGCAAGGACGCCCGCGAGAGAGACGCGGTTCACGTCGACACAAAGGACGAATCTGATGGCAGCGAAGACTGACACCCCGCCGGCACCGCCGGCGACGCCTCCGGCGACACCGCCCGCGACGCCTCCGGCTACCCCGCCGGCGACGCCGCCCGCGACGCCACCCGCTACGCCTCCGGCGGATCCTCCCAAACCCGGCGAGGCCGGGGCGGCAGGAGATCCTCCGGCGCCAGTGCCGCCGCCAGCTCCGGCGGCACCTGTCAAGTATGAGCTGACGATCCCCAAAGATGGGGCGGTCGACGCGAGTGACCTCGCGGTGATCGAGGCTTTAGCCCGCGAGCATAACCTCCCGAACGAGGAGGCCCAGGCGCTCCTCGAGCAGCACAATACGATGCTGATCGAGAGCAGCACGAAACTCGCGGCGGAGCTAACGGCGGATCGCGACTACGGCGGTGAGAAGCTGGCGGAAACACAGCGACTCGGTAAGGCCGTGATCGATCTGGTGCGGCCCGAAGGACATCCACGACGCGCGGCCTTTCAGCGCATCCTGGACAAGAGCGGGTATGGCAATCACATCGAGATCGCGAGTTTCCTCGCGGACCTCGGAAAGCGAATGAAGGAAGACTTGCCGGTCAGTGGTAGCAGCGGCGGCGGGAGCGACAAAGACAAGCCCCTGGCGAATCGCCTCTATCCCAACCTGAAGTGACTTCGTTCGATAGGAGTAGAGCAATGCGTTTTTCTTTTGCAGTTTTGACGGCGGCCCTGGTGCTGCTCCTCGGCGTCGACCTCGGCGCCGTGTCGTCGGCCGGCGCCGGCGCACTCGAGAGCGGCCTCACGGTCGGCACCCTCACGAAAATCGGCCTGGGCCTCTTCGTGTTCGGCGCGGTGCTTAGCACGAACGCGCTGACGATCGCCGATTGGGCGAAGCGCCTGGACCCCACGGGCAAGATCTCGGACATCGTCGAATTGCTCTCACAGAGCAATGAGCTGTTGACCGATATGCAGTGGATCGAGGGCAACCTCCCGACCGGCCACCGCACGACCATGCGCACCGGCCTCCCGGCCGTCGCGTGGCGCTTGATTAACGCCGGCGTCGTGCCGAGCAAGTCGACGACCGCGCAGATCGACGAGCAGAGCGGGATTCTCGAGGCCTGGTCGGAAGTCGACGTCGCGCTCGCGAAGCTGAACGGCAACACCGCGGCCTTCCGCCTCTCCGAAGCTCGCGCGTTCATCGAAGCGATGAATCAGGAAATGGCGCAAACCCTCTTCTACGGCAACAGCGGCATCGCGCCTGAAGAGTTCACCGGCCTCGCGCCGCGCTACTCGAGCCTGTCGGCCGGCAACGCCACGAACATCCTCGACGCCGGCGGCACCGACGCCGCGGACAATACGAGCATTTGGCTGGTGGCATGGTCGCCCGAGACGGTCAGCGGGATCTTCCCGAAGGGTTCCCAGGCCGGCCTCGAGCACGACGATTACGGCGAGCAGACGATCCACGTCACCGCCGGCGTCGCGGGCTCGCGCATGCGGGCGCTTCAGGAACGCTGGGTCTGGAACGCGGGCATCCAGCTCGCGGATTGGCGCTATGTCGTGCGCATCGCGAACATCGACATCAGCAACCTGCTCGCCGGCACCGGCGCCGACCTCATCGATCTGATGGAGACGGCGCTCGAAATTCTGCCGAACGGCCTCGGCCGTCCGGTCTTCTACATGAACCGCACCGCGGCGCGTGTGCTCCGCCGGCAGGAACGCGGCGATGTCACCACCGGCGGCGGGCTGACCTTCGAGAACGTCGAAGGCAAGCGCGTCATGGACTTCGGCGGCGTGCCGGTGCGGCGCGTCGATGCTCTCCTCTCAACGGAGGCGCGAGTCGTCTAAGGCCTCACGGGGCCATTGACGACCGAGGCGAGAAGTTTCAACCCAAGTTCAGAGGAGCGAGCATATGTATCTCGACGCATTTCTCCGAGTCTCGAACGCCCAGGCCTTCGGCGCCGCGGCGGTATCGACCGACTCGATCGACCTCGGCAACGTGACGCCGAAGCGCCAAATCGCCACCGGCGAGCCGATGGGGTTCGGCGTGGCCGTCACGACCGCCGGCACCGTCGCTGCAACGCTGATGGAAGTCATCAGCGCGACCGACGCGGCGCTGACCGCCGGCATCCTCGTCCACAGCTCGCGCTCGGTGCCATTGGCCGAGACGGTGCTGGGGGCGCTGTTCTTCCTGCCGCTCGGCTCGGGCACCCCGACCCAGCGGTATGCCGGCGTGCGCATGACGACCGCGGGCGGGACCATCTCGGCAACGTGCTGGTTGACGACACACGATCTGTTCTCGATCTCGTCCACGCATTACGCGCGGAATTACGCGGTCTAGAACCGTTGATATAGGTAAGGAGCAGTGCGATGACGAAAGCAAAGACCTCGGCGGCCAAGACCGCCGGCAAGAGCAAGACCGGCGGCGCCAACGTGACGCCGACGAACGCCCGCACCCCACGGCCGCCAGTCGGCACGGGCCCGGCGCCTGGCGTCACGGCGGAGCAGGGCATTCCGCCCGCGGGCCGCATCGGCAAGAATACCGTCTCCTCGAGGCCGGTATCGCCGGGCAGCACAAACGACGGCGCTCTCGGCATCGCGCCGGGTGGTCCCGGTAAGCGCGTGCCGGCCCGGCCGCGCGTCCAGGAGCCCGAAGGCGAGGACCGCGACCTCGGCGCCCGCATCCGCGTGCAGGCGACCAAGGTCGGCTTTGTCGACAACGCTCGCCGGCGCGAGGGCGACGTGTTCGACGTTTACGAGGCCGAGTTCAGCGATCGCTGGATGGTGCGCGTGAACGAAGCGACGCCGACCCGCACGACGGGCCCGAAGGCCGCGCTGAAGAAGATCCACGACGAGGCCATCTCGGGCAAGCTCGCGAAGACGGGCGTCACCGAGGACGAGCTCAACCCGGATCCGCTCAACGCCCGCTAGGCCTGAGACAGTCAACCTCTTTCAAGGAGCCGTCTCATGCCTCGACCGAAAGTTATCACTTACCCGCACGTCGGACGATTCGCCGGCGACGCGCCGGACATCATCACCGGCGATGGTGCGGTGAATATCAGCTATGACGGCAACGTGCTACTGACCAAAGGGTCGGCCGCTGCCATCACTGTCGCCGCGCCTGGGGCGGCGAACATCGGGCGCCGAAAAAAGATCTTCAACGGTTCGGACTTCGCGCACGTCGTCACCTTCACGGGCTCGACGTTGCGCGACGGCACGACCGGCGCCTCAATCACCTGGACGGCCGCGGCATTCCAGGGTTCCTCGCTGACCATCTACGCCGTCAATGCGACGACTTGGATGGTCGAGGCGATGAACCTCGGCACGATTGCCTAGTCGTTTGCGCTTTAGGCGCCGGCGGAGTTCTCGAGCGAATCAGGGGGGCTGATCGCTCGAGCGCCGGCGCCGCTTTTGTGTGAGGGTGGACCGATGGCAGAGCCGATCAAATATCTCGAGTTCATCATCTGGCTACCCGATAAGGCCCAGGTCGCCGATCTTCAAGCGCAGTATCCGAACGGCGTATTCATGGCGCCGACCGCGGCGGCGACCGAATATAGCGCGACGATCCTGCCGCCCGGCGCCGAGTGGGTCGATCCGCCCCATATCAGCTCGCCCTGGTTCGCTCAACCCGTCAACCAATACCCGATCAACGTCGCGACGTTCACGCGCAAGGTCGGCGGCTGGTTCGGCATCTCGTTCCTCTTCGGCACGACTTACACCTATAAATGGTTCGGCAAGTTCGCCTATGCGGCGAGCCAAACCCCGGAGATCGGCGGCGTCGCGACGGAGATCGTCGCGATCGCACAAACGAAATGGATCATAGGGTTCGAGGCGCCGGTGAACGGTGAAGCCGGCACCGTGAACTATCAGGACGGTTGCACGCGCGATGCCTCACGGCATCCAGACGGCCTCGGCTACGCGCCGCGCGACATTGGCGACAACATCACGGTAGCGACCGACGTGATGGGCGCGACGCTCAATAAAAAGACCTGGGAGCGCATCTATATCCGCTGCCGGCGGCGCCCGACGACGGGCGATCAGGCGGTCTGGTTTGCCGGTGCTGGCAGCGGCCAAGCCGGAATCAAAATGACGACGGACGGCCGGCTTGGGATTTACAAGATCGTCGCCGGCGTCTGGACGCAACTTAGTGTGTCAACGTTACAGGTGGCGGAGGGCGAGCAGTGGTATCGGCTCGACATTCTCCTGGAATACGCCGCGGCCGGCGGCAACCTACGGCTCTACGTCGGCCGCGCACCGGCACCGGCCTCTCGCAGAACCAAAACCACACGTTCAGCTCGCTCGGCGGCGCGAGCGGTGCCGGCGAGCAGTTTGAGATCGATTACGACGACTGGCGCGGCGCGGAGTGGCCGACGCCGGATAGCAACGGCCGGTTCGTCGGGATCGATTGGCTGAACGGCACCAAGATCCAGCGGTGCCGCATCACCGGCTTCGCCGCTGGCAACGATTTCACCGGCGGCGTCGGCGACTATCGGACCCTCGACAACATTAACCCGTCATTCCCGACGCCGCACTATGTCACGACGATCGTCTCCGGCGGGGCGCTCCGATTGAGCATCAGCACGGTCGATCTGACGACGCAACTGGGCGCCCTGGGCTGTCTCTCGTTTGTGGTGCATGCGACGCTGAATCAAATGGTCAGCACCGCCGGCAGCGGGCCGACGCTCGGCTGGAAGTTCGACGGCCTAACCGACCTCGCCGCGATCACACAGATCGCCAACAACGTCACCCAGCACAATCGCATGTATCGGCCGTCTGGGCTCCTCGAGCCGATCGCCGACCTCGCACCGCTCGAGCTCCATCACGTCAAGTGTGGCAACGTCAGTGAAGCGCGGTGCCTCGGCGCGTCGGTGCTGGCCGAACTAGTCGGCACCTTCGGTGACGAGGACGTGCCGCTCGACGACGAGGAAGATGACACGCCGCTCACGGTGCCGGCGAAGAACGGGCTGCATATGGCGCCCTATCCAGAGACGCAATGGGCGCGGAAGTCGACGCCGGTCGTCTCACCCGTGATCGTGCATTCCGGCACCTACGTCGGCAATGACGCGATCACTGAACTGCAATTCAAGGCGCCGATTACCTGGCTGGCGATCAAGCGGGAGAACGCGACCGGCGGCGGCGGCACACACTGGTTCTCGTCGCTGGCCGGCCAGCACACCGACAATCAAAGCCTGATCGACGCGATCCGATGCCAAACCGACCCGTCGTTCGTGCCGGTGGACACTGAGGACACCCAGGCTCAGCGATTCATTGTTCGCATCGCCGGCGCGAACCATAACATCCTCGGCGCGACCTACAACTACATCGCATTCTGCGATCCAGGGGCCCGCTACTCACTGAATGGGCAGGCGTTCCATTCATCGGACGTGACGACGTTCGACAACACGTTCGAGAATCCCGCCTTCGTGCCCGAGTGCTGCTTCGTGCAAAAAGAGCGGTGGAGCACCGCGAGTTACGGGCTGCATATGATCGGGCCCGGTAGCGTCGCCGGCAGTGGCTCGCCGCTGAATGCGACGGCGGTCGCTAACTTCGGCTCAATCGCCACGGGCAAACTCGTCAGCCTGGCGACGGGCCTCAACTTCGATAACGATTTCTTCTCCTATGGCGCGTTTCGCTCGGACGATACCTCGAGCGATCCGAACAAGCACAAGGTTCTTCGCATCGGCACTTACACCGGCGACGGCGCCGCCTCGCGCACGATCGGGTTCGCGCCGTCCGGCCTGCGACCGCTCTATGCGATCGTGAGCCCGGCCGGCGCTGGCTCATTACATCGCAGTCCGTCGAACACCGGAACGACCAGTCACGCGATGGCGAGCCCCGGCTCGAGTAATGCGGCGACCGGCATCACCGCCGGCGGCATTGATTCGATGACGGTCGGCTCAGTGCTCAATTCCAACGGGGTTGTCTATAACTACTTCGTGATCCTCGGCTCGGCGACGGCCGGCAATAACGGGTGGTCGATCGATGGCGAGTTTGCGTATGTCGAGCCCGACGCGATCGACGGCGAATTTGACCCGTCACTGATCGAGGACTTCGGATCCCGACCCGGATCCTGGTCCCAGCGACACCGATGACTGTGAGGCCGGCGAGCTGTGTATCCTCGCGACGACGCGCGTCGCCAACGTCGCGCTGACCCATATCGGCGTCACGAAGCTGCTCACGAACTATTGCACCCAAAACTCGACCGAGGCCCAGGTCGTAAGGGCGCTCTACGAGGACAGCGTTCGTAAGGTGCTCCGCGATTTCCCCTGGCCGTTCGCGACGAAATACGCCGAGCTCACGCTCGCGGCGACGCAACCCGATAACGAAGATTGGGATTTCGCCTATCGGCAACCGATCGACTGCATCTTCGAGCGGCGCCTGGTCACGGATCGCGAGGGCACGGCCAACCCGACGCCGCCGCCGTTCATGCTCTCGAGCGACGCCTCCGGCGGCCTGATCTTCTCGAACGAGCCCGACGCGGTGCTGTGCTACACCTGCCGGCCGGTTTGCGTCGCGTTCGCCTCCGACACCCTGTTCCGCGAGGCGCTCGCGTGGCACCTGGCCGGGGCGCTGGCGCCGCCGCTGACCCGTATGACCGACGTCGCGGCCCTGTGTTACAAAAAATATGACGAGGCGCTCGAGAAGGCGCACGCCGTTATCAAGCCGGGCGTCCCTGGCCTCCGCGCCGCCGCGGATCCGGAGAGCCCCGACGCCGGCGCCGCGTGCATCGCGGCGAACGTCGATGTCGCGAACAGTGCCCTGCTCCGCATCGGCGCCCGGCCGGTCGCCAACCTCTCGACCGAACAGAGTCGCGAGGCGATCGCTGTGATGATGATCTTCGAGAGCGAGCTCCGCGCGACGCTCCGCGATTACCCGTGGCGCTTCGCGAAGCGATACGACGAGGCGCCGGATTTCATCGCCGGCACCGAGAGCACGCCGGTTAATGCGGATTGGCAATACAGCCATCGCCTCCCGTCCGATACAGGGATG